AATTGAGCGATATGCCTTCTTTGATACTCTATAGATTTCTTTTGTACATCTAAACTGATTTTAGCCGCCTTAGCTGCATCTCTTGATACACTATTGCGTTGCTTTAATACAGACTTCATCTTAGAGAATACACTAATATCTAATAGGTCTTCAATAACAGCACGTCTATCCGATGCTTTTAATTGCATGAATGGTACAAACGAACTTGAACCTAACACAACGATTTGATGGAATGATTTATGGTTAAGCTTAAGTATATTCTGTTCTAAGAATTTTTGATAGTCACGAACATTAGTCTGTTGGTCTATCATATTACCATCTTGCCAAACCTCAAAGTAATTAGGTTTAATACCCCTAACCACTTTGAATTGGTGTCCAGCAGTTTCAAATTCTATACTTACCCTACACTCTTTACCATTAACTGAATTGACTAATCCACCCTTTGATACATTTCGATGTGCCTTACCAAATAAAGCAAAGGATAATGCATCTAAAATTGTGGACTTACCAGCTCCGTTAGTACCTACAATAAGAGTTGACTTACTTTTATTAAGGTCAATTGAGATTGGGTTATTACCAGTGGAAAGGAAGTTTTTGTACTCTAGTTTTTGAAACTGTATCATAATTTAATTATTCTGTAATAAATAGAATTGTGGGTTCACCTGTTGTTAAACTTTTAATAGGAAGATTAACTTTACCTTCTGGAGGTGACTGAGCACCTACGTAAGTCCATTTCATACCTGCGGCTTTATCTACAGCTGCTGCATCAAAGAACTCTTTGTGATCTGCCATAAACAAACCACCAATTAATAATACACCTAAAAACATTTTGTTACCTCATTATTTTCGTTTAAAGAACTTTATAGTTCTGTATTACATTATAACACGTTATGGGTATATGTACATACCTTTTTTAATTTATTATTGTTTCAGCTGGAGTAATATCCATTATTTGAGGGGTTTCAACAAACATCATTCCTAAACCAATAGTTTTTGTTTGCTCAAGAAAATGATCACAGCTGTTATATAACGTAGCTGCGAATAGGCCTGTTTGGAAACTCATATCCATATGCATTTCTTCTTCATCTATACCATGCTTTTTAATAGCAAGATTCATAAAGTATTCGCCTGTGCTTGTTAGTTCACCACAGTTCATATACCAATATTCTATTCCACCAAGTACCATGAGGACAAGTGATTCGTCTTCGAAGTAAACTCTGTACTGTTCTTTGTCAAGGTTAGTATCTGTTTTAACTTCTGCTTCTGTTTTAAATGTAACTGGCTTAACAACAGTATCATCTGTTACCACTTGTGATGTTTCAACAACTACAGGCTTAGGACTAAAGTCTGTCCATGTTACTTCAGCATAAGCCGTAGTTATTAATAGGGTTAATAATAATAAAAATCTTTGCACTATTCTGTTGTTGGTATTACACTTTCTACAATTACTGCAGACTCGAGTGGGGTTGTGATTACTTCAGGGGTGTCAGGTACATCTTCACCAAAAAGCTTTGATGTGGTTGTTGAACATCCTGCCATTAACATAACACTCACACTTATTAAAATTATTTTTTTCATTACTGTATCTCCATGTCTAATGCATCATTGTATAATGAGTTCATTAGTGTTTTAAGTTTATCTTTATCGAGGTCTGTTTTCACACCATCGATATAGTTTGCCATTAAGTCGGTTGTATTTTCTATGTCTTCTATATTGGTAAGAACATTCTCACCTAAGAATTCAGAGAAATTTTCAGCGATTTTCAGATCATGAGTATTCATCTCTGATATTCGTTCAATAAACTTGTCAAACATGAATGGGTTAGACTTATTCCCAACAATTACTTTAACAAACTTATTTTCACATATATTTATATCAAAATCATTATAATCTATATTAGTATCATCATAATATATTTTTTCAAATAAAGTAAGAGGATTAAGTACAGCTGTAATTTCTTGAGTTTCAGTATCTAATATATGGAAATGTTTAGCATCTCCAGCATCAGCCCATGTGAATTCCATTTGACAACCAAGGTATCTTATGTTTCCTTGTTGTGAACTTGCATGATAATGACCAGACAAACATAAATCATAATGTTTAAATGGTTCAACTCCCATACCATTACCCTTTGGTTGTTTAATACCCCTCATCATTTCAAAGTCAGCTAACTCTAAATGAGCCATGAGTATACCGTTGTTCTTACGTATAAACTCCATTGAATGTTGATGATTCTCAGGATTAATCCATGGCATAAGATGTACATCCAATCCATCATAGTTCACCGTTGTAGGTTTCATAATGATATTGATGTTAGATGTATAGTATCCTAACAACTCTTTGAGAGAACATAGATCATTTGTGTTCTTATGAAATACATCATGGTTGCCAGGAATAATATCCATGGTCATACCATTCTTTTTCATAGGTTCTAGAAAATGTCTACGATTAGCATGTAAAGCTTTGAAGTTTACAAACTTGCGGTGGTCATAGTAATCACCTAAATGAATTATCTTCTTGATGTCATGCTCAGCACAATAAGGAAAGAATACTTGTTCATAGAATCGTTCCTGATAATCTATGAATATTTGTGATGAGTTTCTTACACCACAATGTGTATCATTAAGTAATGCTATTTTCATCGTATGGCCTTATTAATTTCAATAACCTTTTCTAACAAAGTTAATGGAGAGCCTTTTCTTTTTGCTGAAGTAACAAATGCTGAGGTATCCTTTGGTAAACACTTTCCACCAAAACCTCGCTTCATGTCAGATCCAGGGACCATCATATGGCTCTCACCGATACGTGGATCCATGGCGACTAATTCTGTTAGCTCATCAAATGATTTGCTTGAATACAATCCACGGAGCTCGTTAAAAAAGATAACCTTTGTTGCAAGAAAACTATTAATAGTATACTTAGCAAAGGCAGCATTTTTCATCGATGTGAATTTAACCTTATTCATTTTGATACCTGCGTTATTAAACACTTCATACCAAAATCTACAATCCGCACCACCGAATATAGAAAACTCCTGATTCAAAAATTCATTGATTGAATCTTGTTCAGTTAAAAATTCGGGGTTATATGTTAAGTAATAGTCATCTTGTAATATGTCTATAAGCTCAAGTGATATGGTTGACTTAATTAAGATAGGTACGCGAGGCATAATTGAGCGTACTTTTTGATGGTATTGTTCCACCAGCATATCATCACATTCACCAGTTAAACCTTGCGGTGTAGGCAAACATAAGATAACGCCGTCATAATCATCTCTAAGAGGATCATCGTAGCCCTTATCAGGATCATGGATTTCTATATAGCAATGACGTGCCATTGATAAACCGGCGAATACCGCTTTACCTACAACGCCATACCCTACTATTAAAAAGTTGCAGTTCTTCATAGGATCATCTCCTGTACAAAACTTACAATACCCATAGCAAATACTACAACAATAAACACTTGCGCTAATCTAATTGCAATGTAATCACCCATATTCACATCTCCATATTCATTAATTTCATAGTATATATTATATCACGTTTTTACCAAATGTAAATGCCTTACTTCAGATATAAGTGTTTCTTTATAGTATTCTTTATGCCAGTCGACAAACAATTTAATTCCATCTCGTATTGACGTGGTTGGTTCATAGCCTAGCTTTTGAGTTTTAGAAATATCCGCTTGAGTAGATTTGACATCTGCCGGATGCATAGGTAAATAGTTCTTTTGTGCTACCCTACCTAATTCATCTTCCAAACATCTTATATAATCCATTAGCTCATTGCTAACACCTGTACCAAGGTTATAGATTTCATGTTGTTTCACCCATATTGCATTGAGTGTATTATCCAATATGATATTAATGCCTTGTACAATATCACCTACATAAGTAAAGTCCCTTTGCATATCGCCATGGTTATACACATCAATAGGTTTGCCTTGTGACATTGCCGCCGCAAATAAACCTAACGCCATATCAGGTCTACCATACTCACCATAGACTGTAAAGAACCTTAGCCCCACTGATGTTAAGCTAGAAGATTGAAATTGCTTTTCATTAACAAACTTAGACCAAGCATATGGATTCAACAAGTCACTATCTACAGATGATGACGAAGCATACACTACTGGCAAATCTAGTTCTTCACATCTATGAATTAGTCTTTGAGTTGCAGATATATTAGTATCAATATACATTTGTGGATGTTCTAAAGAATATCTAACACCAGCATGTGCCGCTAAGTGTATTACTGCATCATAGTCTTCCAAGAATTCCCAGTCAACTGTTTCAATATCATTTTCATAGATTTGCACATCAATAGATCTGAGCATCGCAGCTCTATTACGTTTCAATTTTGGGTCATAGTAATCATTAAAGTTATCTATACCTGAAACGTCATAACCTTCTGCAATTAATTTCTCGGCTAAGTGAAAACCTATAAAGCCTGCAATACCAGTAATAAAAATACTATTTGGTATATATAATTTATCCATGGAGCATGTGCAACTCTAAGCCTTTCTTGATCTTTGCTTTTTCTATCTTATTAAAGTCTTTAATAGCTGAGTCAGTATCCTTAATCTTTGTAATTTTTTCACGGAGTACATCAAGGAATGATTGATCAATAGGGTTATTCATATCAATGCTAGCAACAAAGTCTTCAATGTTAGCTTGCTCCATAAACCTAAACTTGATATCCGTTTGCTTCTTCTCTTTAACAATCCTACGGATGAAAGCAAAGTAAGCTATTTGAGTAAAGTATGAGAATGCATTAGGTTTACCCGTACGAGTAGATGCATCAATGCGATAGTTATAGATTGCTTTAAGACAATTCTCAACACCGTCCATGACCATTTCATCGCGATAGGTATATCGTACAAAGTTTGGTTTGTGGGATAGTCCTTCACAGATCTTCATGAAGCACACTGCAATGTAATCTGGAACGATAGGGGTTTTCTCGCCAGATTCTTTAGCCGCATTTGTTTCGGTCACATAGTCAACTACTGCATATGAGAAGTCTCTATTGTTTACGTAATGGGGTTTGTCTCTAGGTTTAATTTTCTCAGTCATGATGAATCCTATTTGTTTTAAATGTATTACTATTATAACACAGTTTTATACATTTGTACATACCTAAATTAAAAGTATATTTATTTTTTAAAAGGTATGTACATTTCACGAAAGTGTGGTATAATAAAAGAGTATCTTTGCGGCGGGATAGTATATTACTAGTGTGTAGTAGAATTACCTCTGATTTGATTCGAATGCTCAATTGCTCTATTGTCCATATCTGTAGCAGCATCTAATACCGTCCTCATATAATATGCCTTTACATCTGTTTGTACATCTGAAGATAACAAGACATCATATTCTTTTAGATAATGTAAACTGTTAGCGGCGAATGGTAGCCATGGAGTAAAAACATATTGATGCTCATTATCAACCACAATATTCATTGGTTCTTCTATAGCAATCAAAAACCCATCATCTTCATCATCATCATCAAACTCATGAGTGTATGCAATAATCGATTCACCTGAAATCAATTTAAATATTTTAACTGGAATATCTTCCAATTGTATGGGAAATTCTACTTCGGTTATATCATTCATATATCTATTTATACCAATTTAATTTCATGCATTTTAAATTTAAACCTTTCTTTAGAGTATATCTTTACGCGTTCTGCCGCGTGATCTAACGTATAATTCTTGTTAGACTTCCAATGTAGGTCATCTGCTATGTCATATATCTTAGTGTCAAGAGTAGATTTTCTTAATCCACGTCCAATACTTTGTAGTACCCTCACCTGAGATTTAGATGGAGAGGCGAATATGATATTATGCAGATTAACAATATTGATACCTGTAGAGAATGTACCATAAGAACATACTAGTATAGCATTAGATTCTGATTCGGTTATAGATCGAATCTCTTCACGTATATCCGCAGGTGTCTTACCAGATACGTAAAATACTTTTCTCTTATCATCCACTGCGTCATTGATTGCTCTGAACAAAGGTTCACCATGCTTCTCAACATATTGAAACAATACTAATGTGTTACCTTTTAAATCTATGGCCAGATTCTTTATAAAGCTATTACGTCTTGAAGAAGTGACAATCCAATCAACTTCATCTTGATACTTCATTTTGCTTACCACTTTACAATCTTCTTCTTTATGCTTAAGCAATAGTATATCAATTGATATGTTTGCAAGATCTCCACGATCAATAAGCTCTTTGCTGGTGGTGATATTCTTATGTGGTCCGAACAAACCCTCGAGTACAAATTTATGTGTTTGAGTGCCGTCAAGAGTACCTGTTAATCCGAATCTGTATTTAGCTTCAGTACACTTAGTTAGAATACTTGTAAGGGACTTGGCTTTAAAGTTGTGTGCCTCGTCACCTATTACCATGCCAAATGATTGAAAATATCCTTTCTGCATTTTGTATATAGATTGCCATGTAGATATGTACACCCGCTTAGTCTTATGACCTTTATCTAAACCTGCCATAATTTCATGGCATTCTTTATCTACATTAAATCCTGGGTCATTCTCTGAGTACTTAGCAAAGTCGCCATACATTTGTTTAACAAGTGATGTTGTAGGTACAATCAATAATATTTTGTTATCATT